GGGCGCCTCGAGCAGCACGCGGCGCAGGGTGCCGCCGCTGTAGGCGATTCGGAGGCCCGCGATGACGCAGGCGACCATGGCGGCGTAAAGGGCGGGCCAGTTGTGTTCGAGCCAGGTGGCGAACCAGGCCCAGGAGTCAGGACGGTCAGGCATGATGTTTCTCATCTAGTCCCAGAGGCTGACCGGCTGCTGCGCGGCGATGCCGGCAGAGACCTGGGCGGGGGCGTCTGGCAGGGTAATTGGGGTGCCGATCGGCAGGATGGGGCCCAGCTCAGCCAGGCCCGGGTTGGCTTCGAGCGCGGTCTCGGTGACGTCCTGGGTGCGCCCGTAATGCCGCAGGCAGATCCGGTCCAGGGTGTCGCCTTGCTGGGCGCGCACGACGGTGGCCATCAGATGAGCTCCACGGTGGTCCGGGCCAAGCCCAGGAAGTCGCGGATGGCCCAGCGCTGATCGCGTCGGTAGTCGTCGATGGTGGGGGTCTCCGCCTCGGCGTCCTTGTCGCCCTTGGCGGTGCTGTCGTAGCTGCGGTACCGCTCGGCGACCTCGGCCGCGGAGGCGGCATCGATCGCGCGCAGGTACAGGTGGGCACGCTCGCTGACGCCGTCGACCAGCAGCCCGGGCACGGCGGCCAGGGTGGCGTAGCCGCTGGTGGCCTGGGCGAAGCGGAAGCCGGCGAGCTCGCGATTGACGGTGATGGCTGCGGCGATCACGGCGGCCTTGAGCTTTTCCGTGGTGACGCTGCTGTCGATCCGCAACCGCGCGCGGACCTGGTCCAGCTCGATCGCCGGCCAGAAAGGGTCGGACACCACCTGACCGCTGGCGACGGTGCCGCCTGCAACGAATCCGCTCATGGTGCTGCTCTCGAATGGGTCGCCGGTGGTCGGGGCTTCACGGTCCAGGCGAGGCCTGGCCGATCCGCCCCGAGCCGGCGGGGTTGCGGGGGACCGCTCGGTTAGCCGCCAGGGGCGGCATGTTTCTTGGCCAGGCGCTCGGCCCGTTCCAGGTCTTTCTTGCCGCCGCAGCGGTCGTGCAGGCTGATGGCGCGCTGCAGGGCGGTGATGCCGCGGGCCAGCTGGCCTTCGGCGCCTGGGCGTTCGTCGTCGATGCCCTCCAGGTAGGCCCGGCCGATGGCGAGAAAGAGCTTGGCGCGCGCCTCGTCGGGCATGTCCTGCTCGACGGTGAGAGCCTCGGTGTAGAACAGCAGGTCCGGCTCGAACGGCTGGCCAGCTTTCTGGGCGTTGAGGGCGGCGGTGGCCACCTCTTCAGCGATCAGGCAACCGGTGGTCCGGGCGAAGCGATCCGGCATCACCAGGCCGTGCTTGAGCACGTAGGCAGCGATGTGGAGCGCGCCCCAGAAGTCGCCGGCATCGATGCGCCAGATCATCACGGTGACCAGCACCTCGTCCTGGGCGCCATTGCCGCCCTCAAGCACGCCGCTGACGTAGTCGGCATAGGCGCCGAGCAGCTGCCGCTTGAGCTCGGCCTTGGCCTGGGTGGATTGCACCTGCTTGAGTCGCAGCCGGTCCTGCAGCAGCTGAGCCAGCTGCTGCTCGTACACGGTGCGGCCCGCCATGCTGTCGGCTGGCCCGACTGCCGCGGCAGCGAGCGCCGCCGATACCGCCAGGAAGTGCCGTTTCGCGGGTGAGGAGGCCATGGTTTACACGCCCGTCTTGATGTTTTCGACGACACAGCCGAGGCCGTAGTCCTCGACCACATAGGCGTCGTTGCTCGACTCGTAGTTCTCGACCCGGTTTTTCTCCGGCGCTTCCTTGACGAAGCGGCGGCGGCCACCGATCTGGTAGTAGATCGAGAGGTTTTGCAGCGAGGTGATGAGCATCCCGTTGTCCGGGACGTAGGGCACCTCGATCGGCTGCAGACCACCCATGCGTCGCTGGGTCAGGATGACGTCGGTGGCCAGCTTCTCGGAGGCGGGCTGCTCCTTGTTCACCAGCGGGAAGTATTTGTCGTGCATCAGGTCGCGGCCGAGGATCACCACCAGGCCCGGATCTTTACGGTGCCAAGGGTCGATCAGGCTGCTGATGGCATCGAAGACCAGAGCATCCAGGTTGTTGTAGTCAGCGTCGGTGCCGGTGCCGATCACGATCTTGTCTGCGGCCTTGCCCGACTTCATCACGCGCTGAGGGGCGTTGTTACGGTACTGCTGGAGCCAACCGATGTTGACGTCCTGGAGCAGCGGGTTGGTAGCGCGATTGGTGGTGGCCGCGGCACTGGTGCCGTTGAAGCCGATCATCATCCGATCCAGGGCCTGACGCTTGACGATGGCGTCACGCAGCTTGGCCTGGAAATCCGGGAATTTCGCCCAGGCATCCAGCAGGGAGTAGGGGATCGCGGTGTCGAAGTCGGTCTTCTCGCACTTGTAATCCTGCTTGTCGGTGCTGGACACGTCGCGCGGATTCCGGCTGGCCGAGCCGCTGGTATCGGTGCGGCTGGCAATGGTGCCAGAGACGCCCAGGCCGACCTTTTGGCCGAGCAGCTCGTCGACGCCGATGATGTTGATCTTGCTCAGGAAGTCGCTGGACTCCTGGATGCGGGTTTCCAGCTTCTGCTGGACGGTGGGGTCGACAGCGAAGGTGGCGCTCGCCGAGGACACGCCGCTCAGGGCAGCGACTTGGGCCAGGTAGGCGGTGTACAGGGCACGGGTATCGTTACGCATGGATCTCTCCGGGAAAGTGAACGGCTGATCAGCAGTCGGTCAGGGTCTTGCCATCGCCGCCGGTGACCGGAGGGCGTTTGGTCTGGTTGGGGTCTTGGGTCTGGCTGAGCTGCACCTGCAGGGCGGTGAAGTCGGTCTGCAGCTGCGCATGCTTGCCGGCCAGCTCGGCGAGAGCGGCTTCCGCGTTGGTGAAGCGGCCGTCCTGCTCGCGAACGTGCTCGGCCACCGCGGTGACGGCAGCGCCGAACTGGGCGAGCTCGCCTTCAGTGCGCGCTTCCTTGCCCTTGAGCAGCTCGGTGACCTTGGCCAGGAGCATCACGCCCAGGCTGGGCTTGTCCTCGACTTCGGCGAAGGTGAGGGCGGTCTCTTCGGCCACGGTGAAGAGGTTGTCGGCGTGCTGCTTGCGGCCGGCATAGGGGTTGCCGGCGGGGTTGGCCGCGGCGAAGGACAGGACGTCGGTGCCCAGGCTGGCCGGGCTGTCGGTGATGCCCAGGCCGACCAGGTAGGCGGCGCCGGTGTCGGCGAACTTGGGCGAGATCTCGATCGAGGTGTAGATCTTCTGCTTGGCCTTGTTCAGGGCCACCAGGTCGGCGGTGGGCTCGATCTGGGCGAAGAGGGCCAGCTTTTTCTGGCCGTTGATCTCGACCTCCTCGGCCTTGACCGCCACCACGTCGCCGTAGGCCTTAAAGGGGCTGTCGGCCACGCTGCTGCGGATGTGCTCCATCCAAATGCGAGCGCCGTAGGTCTTGGGGTTGTAGCTGGCCGCGGCCTGCTCGATCCAGGCGCGCTCGATCTGACGGCCATCGCTGGTGGCGCCTTCGACGGCGACACGGAAGAAAGGAGAGCGGAGTTTGGGGGTCTTGGGGTCGGCCATGCCGGGGATCCTCAGAGGCTTAGCGGGAGTGCTTGGGCGATGAGGGGCATGGTCGGGACGCGCGCGCGTCCCAGCAACGAGGGGGTTTTGTAGGCGCGCACGGTACACGTTCGCGCGCTATGGAGGAGGGGATCAGGGCGGCAGTCTGGCGGCCATGAAAAGCCTATCCGATTCCTCGCCCCTGCCAAGCCCGGCCGAAACGCCGGCGGCCGCCCCGTCCACCGACCTGCTGATGGACGTGCGGCGGCGCGCCAAGCATCTGTACTGGATGGGATGGCGGGTGACGGAGATCGCCGAGGCGATTGGCGAGAAGGAAAAGACCGTCCACAGCTGGAAGGCCCGGGACGAGTGGGACCGGGCGGACAACGTCGAGCGAATCGGCGGCGCCCTGGAGGCGCGCTTGGTGCAGCTGATCCTCAAGGACGGCAAGACCGGCGGCGACTTCAAGGAGATCGATCTGCTCCACCGCCAGTTGGAACGCCAGGCGCGGATCCAGCGTTTCCAGGGCGGCGGTACCGAGGCTGAGCTCAATCCAAAGCTGGACAACCGCAATGCCGGGCCGAAGAAGAAGGCAGCGCACAACGAGCTGAGTGAGGAGCAGATCGAGCTCCTGGTCGAGGCCTTCCGCGATCAGTGCTTTGACTACCAGCTCGACTGGTACCGCGCCGGCAACCAACGGACGCGGATGATTCTGAAGTCCCGACAGATCGGCGCCACCTTCTACTTCGCCCGGGAAGCCTTGATCGACGCTATCACGACAGGGCGGAACCAGATCTTCCTGTCAGCCAGCAAGGCTCAGGCGCACCAGTTCAAGACCTACATGCAGGCGTTCCTCAACGAGGTGCTGGGCATCAAATTGACGGGCGACCCGATCGTCCTTTGGAACAATGCCGAGCTGCACTTCCTGGGTACCAACTTTCGGACGGCCCAGGGGCGGTCGGGAAACTTCTATTTCGACGAATTCTTCTGGGTCCACAACTTCGCCGAGATCGAGAAGGTGGCGTCGGGCATGGCTGCCCAGAAGCGTTGGCGGAAGACCTACTTCTCGACGCCCAGCAGCATGGCGCACCCAGGGTATGTCTACTGGACCGGTGAGCGGCACAACAAAGGTAGGCCTACCGCCCAGCATTTGAAGATCGATGTATCGCACGATGCCCTGCAGCAGGGACGGAAGTGTGAGGACCGGATCTGGCGGCAGGTCGTCACCATCATGGACGCCGAGGCGGGCGGCTGCGACCTGTTCGACCTGGAAGAGCTCAAGCTGGAGTACTCGGCCGAGGCTTTCCAGAACCTGCTGATGTGCCAGTTCGTCGACGACGGCGCGAGCATTTTTCCGCTCAACATGCTGCAGCCGTGCATGGTGGATAGCTGGGTCGAGTGGGCCGAGGACTACAAACCTTTTGCAGCCCGCCCCCTGGGCGAGCGCCCGGTTTGGGTTGGCTACGACCCTGCCGAGACCGGCGACACCGCCGGCCTGGTGGTGGTGGCACCGCCCCTGGTACCGGGCGGCAAGTTCCGCCTGCTCGAGCGCCACCAGTTCCGCGGGATGGACTTCGCGGCCCAGGCCGAGGCGATCCGCCAGGTCTGCCAGCGCTACTGGGTGACCTATATCGGCATCGATGTCACCGGCATGGGCAGCGGCGTGGCCCAGCTGGTGCGCCAGTTCTTCCCGAACCTGACCACCTTCAGCTACTCGCCCGAGGTCAAGACCCGCCTGGTGCTCAAGGCCTACGACGTGATCAAGAACGGCCGCCTCGAATTCGACGCCGGCTGGACCGACGTCGCCCAGTCGCTCATGGCCATTCGCAAGACCACCACCGCCAGCGGCCGCCAGTTCACCTACACGGCCGGCCGCAACGACACCACGGGCCACGCGGATCTCGCGTGGGCCCTCTTTCATGCCCTGCACAACGAGCCGCTGGAAGGGCAGACCGCCCGCAATACCGGCGTCATGGAGATTTTCTGATGAGCGAATCCACCGAGCTGGCCGTTTCGACGCCTGGCCCTATCGAGGCCTTTACCTTCGGCGACCCCATGCCGGTCCTGGAAGGCCGCGAGGTCTTCGACTACCTCGAATGCTGGTTCAACGGCCGCTACTACGATCCGCCGCTATCGCTCGACGGCCTGGCCAAGGCCACCCGGGCCAGCGTCTATCTGGACTCCGGGCTCAAGTTCAAGCGCAACATGCTGGCCCGCACCTTCATCCCGCATCGCCTGCTGAGCCGTGCGGCGTTCGAGCAGTTCGCCCTGGACTGGCTCTGGTCGGGCAATGCTTACCTGGAGCGGCGGCAGTCGCGCCTGGGCACGCCGGTCAGCCTGCAGCCGGTGCTGGCCAAGTACATGCGCCGCGGCGAGGAGAACCGCTTCTTCCAGGTGCGTGGGTGGCGAGACGAGCACGAATTCACCCCGGGCACCATCTGCCACCTGCGCGAGGCCGATATCAACCAGGAGATCTACGGCATGCCCGAGTGGCTCGCCGCCATGCAGTCCGCGCTGCTGAACGAGTCGGCCACGCTGTTCCGGCGCAAGTACTACAACAACGGCAGTCACGCCGGCTTCATCTTCTACATGACCGACCCTGCGCAGAAGGAAGAGGACATCGACAACGTCCGCACCGCGCTGCGCCAGTCCAAGGGGCCGGGCAACTTCCGCAACCTCTTCGTCTATGCCCCAGGCGGCAAGAAAGACGGCATCCAGTTGATCCCGGTCAGCGAGGTGGCGGCGAAGGACGAATTCAACTCGATCAAGGGCATCACCCGCGACGACATGCTCGCCGGCCTGCGGATCCCGCCGCAGCTGATGGGGATCGTGCCCCAGAACGCCGGCGGCTTCGGCTCGATCCGCGATGCCGCCTTGGTCTACGCCGCCAACGAGCTGGAGCCGCTGCAGGCTCGCCTGGCCCAGGTCAACGAATGGCTGGGGGAAGAGGTGATCCGCTTCCGGCAATACGAACTCACGCAACTCCCACAGTAAGGAAACCGATGTCCGCACCTATCGTTCCCTGGATGGGCGGAAAGCGCCGCCTCGCCGACCGCATCTTCCCGCTCTTCCCCAGGCACAGCTGCTACGTCGAACCCTTCGCCGGGGGCGCCGCGCTGTTCTTCCTTCGCCCGGTACCCGCTGAGGTGGAGGTCCTCAACGACGTCAACGGCGACCTGGTCAATCTCTACCGGGTCGTCCAGCACCACCTGGAGGAGTTTGTCCGCCAGTTCAAATGGGCGCTGAGCTCCCGCCAGGTTTTCAAGTGGCTGCAGATGACGAACCCGGAAACGCTGACCGACATCCAGCGCGCTGCACGCTTCTACTACCTGCAGCAGTCCGCCTTCGGCGGCAAGGTCGCTGGCCAGACCTTCGGCACCGCCACGACCACGCCGCCCGGGCTGAACCTGCTGCGCCTTGAGGAGACCCTATCGGCTGCGCACCTGCGACTGTCCGACGTCTACGTCGAGCACCTGGCCTGGCAGGACTGCCTGCGCAAATACGACCGGGAGCACACGCTCTTCTACATGGATCCGCCCTACTGGGAAACGGAAGGGTACGGTGTGCCCTTCGGCTTCGAGCAGTATGAGGAGATGGCCCGGATGCTGGGCGAGCTCAAGGGCAAGGCGATCATCAGCCTCAACGATCACCCCGCCATCCGCGAGTGCTTCAAGGCGTTCCGGATCGAGGCGACCGAGATCAACTACACGGTGGGCGGCGGAAAAGGCAGCAAGGCTGGGGAGGTGCTGATCTTCAGCTGGGACACGGAAGCCGAGCCGCTGTCGCTGTTCTAATTGTCCATCCCCAGGCCGCCTTCGGGCGGCTTTTTCATGCCTGCCAATCTTGCAAAGTGTAAACAAACAGATTACACTTATCCCATGATCAAGACATTCAAGCACAAGGGCCTCAAGGCCTATTTCGAGACGGGCAGTACGAAGGGAATCCAGGCCGCACATGCGAAACGGCTGACCCTGGTGCTGGGTGTGTTGGATCAGGCCACCGGCCCCGATGAGATTGAGATGCCTGGCTTTCGCCTGCATCCCCTCAAAGGCAAGCTGGCTGGGTACTGGTCCCTTTCCATCAGCGGCAACTGGCGGGTGATCTTCCGCTTCGATGGCACTGATACCGAACTGCTGGACTATCTCGACTACCACTAAGGAGGCCCTATGGCCATGCACAGTCCCCCGCATCCCGGCGCCGTTCTAGAGACGGTGCTCGACGAAACCCCGATCAAGATTGCCGAGGCCGCGCGCAAGCTCCACTTCAGCCGTGTCTACCTGTCCGGCGTGGTCAACTGCCGCAAGCCGATCCGTGCGGATCTCGCCGTCCGCCTGGAGCGCGCCGGTCTATCCACGGCCAGGTTCTGGTTGTCCATGCAGTCGGCCTACGACCAGTGGGAGGCCGAGCAGGCGGAGCAGCCGGAAGTGGAGCGCATCGCCGCCGCCTGATCGCTGCTATACCGAAGCCCCCGCCGCCGTGAGGTTGCGGGGGCTTTTTCGTGCCTGGACGATGTTGGTGGGGAGCCACGCGGTAGGGGTCACCCTTCGGCCGGCAGACCCCCGCCCGGGGTACGGCTGCACCCAGCGCGCGCCGTCGTCCCCCCGCCACGCCCGCGGGCTAAATGTGTCGCTTTTTCTGCAGCCCTGCACCTAGGCCCGTTCCGCGCCGCTACTGGGGCTGTACGGGGATTGGCAGGCCTGAAAAACCCTGCGAATCCCTGCACCACCGGCCCTTTTATGTGGGTGTGACCTGGCTCAAATCCTAGACGGGGTGGTGCGGGGCGTTACTTCCGTTCCTTGGCGATCATCAATGCACTGGCAACCCGCGTCACTGCTGGGCTAGCGCCCGATTTCGTGGCCGTTACTCAGCCGTTACCTCTACCGTTACTTTTTCTCAAACCATTGATTTAGAGGGGTTTCTAGTTCTTCAAAAGTAACAGTGAAAATTGTTACTAAAGAACGGTGAAGTAACGGAAAAGTAACGGCAAGCGGATGGGCTAGAAAGCTTGTGTGGCGGGCTTTAGAGCGGGGAAAGGAAGGCAGGTAACGCAAGTAACGCAATCCCCTTGGCCGAACATGAAAAGGGGATAAAGCCAGTGGGAGGGGGCTAGAATGGCGAGGCATCCAGCCGTCTACACAGTGCCACTGCCTGACAGAGACGCTCTGCCATTCATACTGGCTTGTTACGTCGCTTGTTACGTAGACGCTGACCTGTCGACGAATCAAGCGGCTGGAAGCCTTGGTGTAGATGGTGCCGGCACCAGGAGTCGAACCCGGGACCTACTGATTACAAGTCAGTTGCTCTACCAGCTGAGCTATACCGGCAAGGGGGAGGCCATTATAGCCATGGAAAAGCCCTTGTAAACCAAGGATGTGCGCGAGTTAAGGCTAGCGTAAGCCAGCTGAGGCTAAAATGGGGCAAAGAGGTTGCAGGAGCCACTGATGAGAACGAAGACCCTGGCCGTGCTGGCCGCTGCGCTGGCTGGCTGCACCAGTCAGGCGAACCTTGAGCGCAATCCACCGATGGAGCTCCGTACCGGTAAGAGCGCCGACGACTATCGAGCCTGCCTGGTCGCCAAGCTGGAAAAGGGTGGCCGCCATGTGGAGGTGCAATCCCAAGGCAGCGGGCAGCGCGTGCTGGTAGACAGCAAGGTGCCGCCGGCCACGGCAGCCGTCATCGATATCGGCTCCGCGTCGCGTGGCACGCGCATCGCGCTGCGTGAGCAGATGGCCAACAACCCTCTGCGACCGCGGGATGTGCTCGTGGCCGTCAAAGACTGCCTCTAAAACCGGATCAATGAAAAAGGGCGCCTAGGCGCCCTTTTTCATGACCGGCTTCGGAGTACTAGGCCGCCGGTTGATCACGACGCTGCGGTACCGGTTCGGCGGCACGCTGGCCGTTGACGTCGCGCAGCGGGGTGCCGCGGACCGGAGCGCCATTAGCCACATAGTAGGCGGCGTTGCTGCGCGGCAGCGGGGCGCGGCCACGGATTTTGTCGGCGATCTTCTCGGCGAGCATGATAGTCGGGGCGTTGAGATTGCCCGTCGCGATGATCGGCATGATGGAGGCGTCCA